CTCCTGCTGCTGCTGCTAAAGCACCAGCGCCTACAACTACTAATGCGGCACCGAGAGCAAGGCCAGCAACTGCAGCCAATCCAGCTCCTGCGGCAATCAATGTCAAACCACCAGCTAACGCAACTAATCCAACCGCTGCGCTAGCACCATAAGTTGCAATAGGCTCTAAAGCACCAGACATCAATTGCAATCCAGCGCCCGCTGCAAGGACGCCAACCCCAATCATTAGTACAGCCGCACCAAAGGCCAAGAGACCTATAGCACCCGCTGTTAGAGCGGGGCCGATTGCCGCTGCGCCGACTGCAAGCAATGCAATGCCAGCCGTAAGACCAACTAACGCAATCGCTGCAGGAGCGCCTGCGCTTGCTAATTGAATAGCCGCTTGAACTAGAACGTAAACTCCTGCCGCTGCCAATGCTACGCCAGCTCCAACCATCAGAGCGGCTGCACCGAATTGTAACACGCTTACGGCAGAAG